TCAAAAGGGCGCACCTACAGATCAAGATTTTATTGAAGCAGCTAAAACCCGGAGAAACAAATGAGTTTACTAAAGCATATTGAAGAGAATGTTGAGCACTTATACGCTTTGATTAAGCATGTTGCAGAATCACAATTGTCTGCTCATGGACATATTGTTCCTGAGACAAAGGCTTTGTTGGCTAAATTAGAACAGCATCTAGAGGTTGCACAACCTGCTGCTCCAGTTATTGAAGGTCCAGTAAATGTCACTCCTGTTGTGGCTCCGGTGGTTGCTGATCCTGCTCCTGTTTCTACAGCTACTGTGGAAGCGACTGTTGTTACCGAAGCTCCTGCTACTGCTCCAGTGGTTGACGAGTCTGTAACAGTTGCGCAAACACAATCAGCAGCTAATGTTGCCAATTAATCATGGCAGAGAAATGGATTCAAAAAGCCATCAAGAAGCCTGGTGCTTTGCGTGAAGAGCTGGGTGTCAAGAAGGGCAAGACAATACCATCTAAGAAGCTTGCTGCTGCTGCTAAAAAGCCGGGCAAGCTTGGTCAACGTGCTCGACTCGCTGAAACTTTAAAGGGGATGAAGTAATGGCTGAAAAAACACCTGCTAGGAAAATAGCCGAAGACATGGAGTTTGAGAGAGCATATCCAATGACATCAAAATTGGGCAAGGAAAAAGAAGGAATAAGAACTAACTTAGGCTTTCCAATTGCCGCAACTGTTGATGCTATTACTGGTCCAAAGGGACGCTCCGAAGAGGAAATGTCAGAACTCACTCGTGAAGTTGCTCGCACTAACAAAATGGCAAAGGGCGGTAAGGTTCGTTCTAGCGCATCAAAGCGCGCAGATGGAATAGCTCAAAGAGGACATACTAAAGGGCGTTACCTATAATGGCATACACAAGTGGATCAACGGCGTTTAACCTAGACTTTACCGAATTGGTAGAGGAGGCTTATGAGCGCTGTGGTCTTCAATCCCGATCAGGATATGACCTAAGAACCGCTAGAAGATCAATGAATCTGATGGCGGTGGAATGGGCTAACCGTGGGATTAACTTGTGGACAGTTGAGGAATGCGTAGTTACCTTGTCTCCAGGACAGGCGTTCTACCCAGTACCAGTAGATACCGTAGATATTCTTGACTTGGTAACTCGTACAAGCAATGCCAGTACAACCAATCAGCAAGATATTAACTTAAGCCGTATTAGTGAAAGTACCTATTCCACTATACCTAACAAGCTAACGACTGGTCGCCCCATTCAGGCTTGGTTTAACCGCCAGTCTGGTAATGCGGATGTAACGACTATTACGCTTGCTACAACATGCGCGGCAACAGATACAACGCTTACCCTTAGCTCAGTTGTTGGACTGCGTTCTAATGGCTATATACAGCTAGATAACGAGATTATTGGATATGCAAACATATCTGGTAATACGATCACAAACTGCTACCGTGGGCAAAATGGAACTACTGCTACGGCTCATACTGCCGGGGCGATAGTAACTGTTCAGTACTTGCCTAACGTAACAGTATGGCCATGCCCAGATTCTTCTACCACTTACACAATGGTGTACTGGAGAATGAGAAGGATTCAGGATGCCGGAACAGGGGTGAATATCCAGGACGTTCCATTTAGATTTATACCTTGCATGGTTGCAGGGTTGGCTTATTTGATCAGTGTCAAAAAGCCTGAAGTTGATCCAGCGAGGGTTTTGTTCTTGAAACAGGACTATGAGCAAGCATTTGACTTGGCCGCCCAGGAGGACAGGGAGACGGCTCCGATTCGATGGGTTCCAAGGAATTTATTCTATTCGAGGTAACTTATGCCAAGTAAGTATTCCTCTGGTAAGAATGCGATTGCAGAATGTGATAGATGTGGTTTTAGGTATAAACTTGTTGAATTAGCCAAGCTGACAATCAAGACAAAACAGGTTAATATCAAGGTATGTCCTGAGTGTTGGGAAGAGGATCAGCCTCAGTTGCAACTTGGTTTGTATCCTGTGAATGATCCGCAAGCTGTTAGAGAGCCAAGACCTGATATCAGTTATTACGGTTCTGGAAACAGTGGATACCAATCTCAGAATGGCAATGGAAACGTTGTCACACAGGCTGGTTATCCTGAGAGTGGAAGTAGGATAATTCAATGGGGATGGAAGCCGGTGGGTGGAGCTAGTGGTTTTGACAGAGCACTAACTCCTAACTATTTGGTAGCCAAGGGTACGGTCAATTCTGTAACAATAACGTAGGAGTAAATAATGGCAAAGAAACATGAAGACGAAGCAGAAGACAAAAAGCTAATTGCTAAGATGATCAAAGCTGCTGAGAAAAAAGAACCCAAGGGAATGAAAAAGGGTGGAGTTACTGGCAAAGAGATGCGTGCCGTTGGTCGCAATCTAGCTCGAGCTCATAACCAAAAACCTGGGAGCAAATAATGGCTGTAGCAAAGAACGTTAAACCTACGACTAAGAATAGTCCTGCCGTCAAAGTTGGCAAAGGTAAATTTGATGGTAGCGGAGCTGATTACGCGCCCCCACACAAGATGAGTGGCGAGCGTATTAGCCCAAAGACAGATTCTTTTGTAACCAAAGATCCTAACCGTTTATTGGCTAGTCAACAAAACTCTAAAGCTGGAGCAATGCGCGTAAGCATGGGTGATCCAGGTGCAGATGATGTTAAGACAGATGGTCAAAAGATGCGCGGGGCAGGAGCTGCTGAGCGTGGCTTTATGAGTAGAGGCCCAATGGCTTAAGGGGTTTTAAAATCAATTACGAAACTTTATACAACAGTATCCAAGCGTATGCTGAGAATACGGAGTCTTTGTTTCTCGCTAATATACCAACTTTCGTTATGCAATGCGAGGAAAGGGTATACAACACGATTAACTTTGCCTCCCTTCGTAAGAATGTTACAGGCACTTTAACCGCAAATAATTCTTATTTATCTTTACCGATAGATTGGCTATCAACATATTCCATAGCTATATACACATCAGACTATACGACTGTGCCGTTTACCTACCTTCTTAATAAGGATGTAAACTTTATTCGAGAGGCATATCCAAATCCAACGGCGCAAGGAACACCAAAATACTATGCAATATTTGGACCGCAGTATGGCAATCAAAACGAACTGTCTTGTATTATTGGCCCAACTCCAGATCAGTCTTACAACGTAGAGCTGCACTATTTCTTTTACCCGCCTTCAATTGTTCAAGGGATTATTACTGCTGTAACTGGAATAGTAAATCCTGGCAGTGGATATGTGCCAGGTCTGTATCAAAATATTCCTTTAACTGGTGGATCTGGGCAGAGTGCTTATGCCGACTTTTTAGTTGGATCTAGCGGTACTGTAACTTCCTTTACGCTCCAAAACGGCGGTAATTTCTATGCCGTCAATGATGTATTGGGAGTATCTGCATCTAGCTTGGGCGGATCAGGTTCAGGCTTTGCTATCAATGTCAATACGATTAACAACTCAAATGGAACAAGCTGGTTGGGCGATAACTTTGATCCAGTACTTCTTTATGGATCTATGCGCGAAGCCATGTTGTTTATGAAGGGTGAGCAAGATTTGGTTAAGTACTATGAAGATAAGTACTCAGAAGCGCTTATGCTTGCTAAACGCCTCGGAGATGGACTTGAAAGAGGTGATGCGTATCGCGATGGAATGACAAAATTAAATACTAATATTAGAGGTAATGCAGCAGTATGATCATCCAAACCCAGACTACCCAGTTTAAATCAGACTGCTTGAACGGTCTGGTTAACTTCACAACGACTTCTCCGTATACCTATAAGGTGGCTTTGTATACTGCTTTGAGCAATCTTAACAATACGACAGCGACTTATTCTGGTACAACGGCAGAGGTTGTGGCTAATGGGTATACGGCAGGTGGTAATGTCATTACGATATCTGCTAATCCGGGACAGGATTTGGCTAACAACGTAGCTTTTCCTTACTTTAATAATGTGACCTGGACAGGCGCAACTATTACCGCAAGGGGAGCTTTAATTTACAATGCAACTACGGGTAATTCTGTTTTCGTTTTAAACTTTGGTAACGACATTACCATGAACAATTTCACCATAACCTGGCCTGCCGCAACATCAACTACTGCGGTTATTACCATTTCTTAAGGAGTCAAGATGACTAACGAACTTTCAAAATTTGGCGACCATGCAGTTGCTACATTACAAGCTAATGCTAAGATCCCAGAAGGAATGGGCGTTGAAGGCTGGTATCACGTTGTTTGCCGCGACAAAGACGGAAACATTAAATGGGAAGAAGAGTTTCCCAACCTAGTGGTAGCAGTAGGAAAGCAGTTAATGCTTGATACTTTACTTAGAGGCTCAAGCTACTCTGTGACCGGACCTTACCTTGGTTTGCTCAATGCAAGCATTACACCCGCTGCAACAGACGTTATGAGCACAATCGTTCCGTCTAAAGAGTTTATAGCTTATACAGTGGGCGGATCAGCCGTTCGCGGTACAGCAGTTTTTGCATCATCTACCAGTACAGGATCAACTCCTTCTAACGTAACATCTTCCACAGCAACGGCTATTACCTATACAATCACAGGTAGTGGTGGTAC